GGACGCGAAGAATTCGGCCGCATCGGCAGCCGTGGTGACGCGCATCGATCCCGACACCGGAAGCGAGCTGCACGTCTCGATGTAGATGCCGGTGCGACTCTGCATGGCGCGGGCCGCAACATCGGCAGGGACACCCTCTGCGCGAAACGCCTGCGCGCTAGCGCTCGATCCAGCAACCATCGAGCTGATAGCGATTGCCAATAACGCGATACGGCTTCCAATCCGAACCATCGAAATAGGTCCCTCCCTCTTCATCGAGCAGGAACTGGACGCAGCGTCCCTCCAGTTCGGCATTCGGATCGAACGCCAAGCTCGCCAACTGGACCGGTTCCGATCCTCTCGCGCTGTTTTGCGGCACCGGCACTACGTCTCCGGCTTCGGCTTTGCTGGCGAACAGGTCAGCGAGGCTAAGACCCGCGACGGCCAGACCGCCAATGACCGCAACCGGAATGAGGGCCGCGCCGACCTTCGTTTTCCAGTTCCAGACTTCTGCCGATTTCTCGGTTTTCGCTATGTCGGCATCCTCACCGCCAGCGAACGAATGGTAGCGCGCAAAGCCCTTGGCATTCGTGCGCCGGAGCATCGGTTTCTTGTGCCGGTTCGCCTTGGTCGCGCGGTGCGATTTGTAGACGGTCGCCTTGTAGGCGTTCTTGCCGAAAACGCTTTTCAGCTCCTCGAAATCGAGCCGCAGCGACATGAGGTGCAACAACGTGGAATGAATCGACTGGTGATCCTGCGTTGCCACGTAAATATCGGTCGCCAGAATGCTCGTTCCGCCATCGATAGCAGTGCACGGCCCGACGAAATGACGATGCTTGCGGAGGAAAGAGTCTAACCGCGGCGAAACGACAGAATTACGTCCAGTGCCGCGCGGAAAAATCGTAGTAGCTTCATCGCAAATAATAAGCTCGCCACCCTTGAGCACTCCCACACCAGCGGCGAATTCGTCATCGTTCGCCGGAAAATTGCTGTCATCAACAAACCAGTCATCGTTCACTTGCCGGATCGAGGCCGGATCACAGCCGAACTCGACAGCCCACGCGTCGGGATCGATCCCCGAGATGTTGTGATAGATGACGCGGCCCGCGCGAACGCCTTCCACCATGACGGTGTTGACCAGCTCATAGGACTTGCCCGATCCCGGAGCGCCGAAATAACCGTGAACAGGCATCAGCGGGCCGCGCCCATCGCGCGGAGCAGGAGGCGAACGCCGAAAATCGAGAGCTGGACGTTCACGACGATAAAGATCGCGGTGATGATCCCCCAGCTCGACAGCAGGTAGAGCGCGAACTGCGGCAGGCCGGAAAGCGAACTATCGAGCGTCGGGCCGAGGTTGAAAATATCAATCGGGAGCTTGGAGCTTACCCACGAGATGAAATAGCCGAGCACGAGGTTGAACGTCACAATGAGCACGGCCTTGCGAAAAAGTTCCGAGGCCAGCCCTGCAACGATGGCCGAAACGACCCACGAAAAGGCAGCGCCGAGCGCGGCGAGCAGTGCTGGCATGGCTACAACTCCAATACTTTCTTGGCGGAAATGATCGTCGCACCGGCCACCGTGCCGGTCGAGACTATAGGCGCCACCGCGTCAGCGAACTGACACGCGGCCAACGTCTGGCTGATCGAGGTGGGAGCGCCGAAGCTGGCGAAGAAATCGGGCAGACCGATCACGATATCGGGATCGACACAGGCCACCGTGATGGTCGAGGCCGACAATGCGCCCGGTGCCCAATCGAGCAGCTCGGGCGCGGTCAGGCTCGGCAGCGAGGGCAAACCGAAATCCGGAACATCGGGAAGCCACGAGGTCCAGTCCCAACCCTCGCCCGGTTCTGCCGGATCGGTAGGCGTCGGCGTCGGAGTCGGCGTCGGTTCGGGATCCGGATAGTCGGGATCTTCGGGAAACAAGACCTCTGGCGGAAACTCGAAATTGCCGGGATCGGGCGCGGGGTCCCACGTCTCGAAGAAATCGCCCACGGTGGGCGGCGGATCGTCGGTTTCGGTGCCGGTCTGGGGCAGCGGCGGAATGATTGTCTCCTGCGATGGCGTAGCGGCGGCACCGACAGCGACAGCGTCACTCACGAGCGGTTCAGCATCGACCCAGCTTCCACCGGCACCACCGCCACCAAAGCCGCCACCGCCACCGGCGAAACCGCCATAGGCATCAGCAGGATTGCGCGAGCCATCGTGGAAGGAGTCGAGCAGTTCATAGACCGAGGCGGCAATCGCATCGATGGCGGCACCGCTCGCGACCTTGAGCTTGTCCGAGGCGCTAAGCGACGATGAAAGGTCAACATTGCCGGGAATTTCGAGATACTGCGTCCCGCATCCCTGCGTGCTCGGGAGGGGCACGTTCTTGCTGTAGAAGTGCCAGTAGACACCGCCGCCGCGCGATGACGTATGCGCCCAGTTCCAACCGGCACCCGGCGAATTCGCGCTCGTCGAACCCGGCGAGGCGGAAGTCTCGGACGACGCTACGACCTTGACCCGATAGGTTATCGAGGTCGAGCAATTGCTAGCTTTGCTCCATCCCATTGTGACCGTGTCGGGATAAGAGCCGCTTAGCGTCGGCACGTCCGAACACGAACAAGGGACCGACACCGAAACCGACGAACCGTCAGAACCAGCGCCCGACAGATCGAGCAGAAGGTCAAGCGGGTTGGTGCCGGTGACGAGACTGTAGACGCCTCCGATGACGACAGCCGCACCGATCCCATACAACCCGCCTCGCGCGGAACCCATTATGAGCGTCCGAGCGACGGTGTTGATCGAAGCATTAGCGGCAGCGCGCGACGGTGCGCGGCGGGCAATATCGGTCGCGATCCTGCCGAGGACGACGCGCTGTCCGGTGTTCGCCTGGACACCGCTGGGGAACTTCACATAGCCGCCGCTGGTGAGCTTGAGCTGCGTTGGTCCTGTCCCTTGCGCGAAGGCCGGAACGCCGAGGCCAGCAACGACCCCGAGCGCTCCGGCTCCGTAGAGGAACCGCCTGCGAGAGAGCGCCACGCTCATTTCTGGCGCGCACCCAAGATGAACGCGAAAATCGCGAGCGCTCCCAGCATCATGGCGGTTCCGAAAGCCATCAGCGGTTCAGGAACGCCGTGACCCATTTGTAGGCAACCGGGATCGCCTTGATGCCGAGCATCGCGATCGCGAGCGCGGCGGCGACGACGCCGATCGAGGTGACGGTCGCAACGCCGTCCGTCTGCAAATCCTCCATCGGAGTGGTCTGGGCCAGCGCAGCGGTAGCGCCGAAGATCGAGGCGAACGCCGCCACGATCATTGCGTAGAAACGATTCATAACTACTTCCTTTTCAGCTTTCGAGAAAGTCGCAGACGGTGCGGTATGCGAGCCCCATCAAAAACGGGACGAGGATCGCAGCCGCACCCAACGCGACGACAGGTTCCAGCTCGCCGCCGCTGACGTAGACCGGATCAATCTGCTCGGAGAGAACCAACGCGTAACCCTCCGGGCAGGGAGGTTGCACCGGTTGCGCCGGATCAGCGCTCTCGATGCATCGCACGGTGTAATCGGCCACCGGTCGAACTTACGCGGCAGCGGCCAGCTTGGACTTGCCCGCCGAGCCGCCCAGCATCGCAAGGGCGTCGGCCACAGGCACGAGCACGAAATCGAAATCCGAGAATTTCAGATTGCCGAAATCGCCAGCGGTTTTGAAGACTTCGCCGCCCATCAGATACAGGCCGGGCTTGTAGGGGCTTTCGCCCGCGCGCACCTTGATTTCGAAGGGCGTCGGGTAAGCGTTACCCTGATGGATATAGGCCTTTTGGAAAGTGACCGGCATTGTCATGCCGGAGCCGTCTTTTTTGGGTCGAGAAGCGATAGACCGGACGGGTTCGTCCGCGACTTCAACGCGGATCAATGCATCAACAGCGTTCATTTCGGGTGCTCCATTGGCACCCACCGTCCCCCAACGGTCGAGAATGAATTAACGCCGTCTATGGCGACGGTCAAGCCTGATTGGTTGGCAAACGGAACGAAGGCCTGCTAAAGCCGTAGACGTGTCGGCAGGTTGCGCCGAATGATAAGGGCCGGGGTTGCACCCCCGGCCCTTTAACGTGAAGCCTAGAAGGTTATGCGGCTCGCGCCGACAGCCTCCTATCGACATCATCGGCCCAAGGGGGACGATGGGCAGGTTGCGCGTCGATGATACGCCGAAGCGGCACCACGTTTAGCTTTGGCGGTGGCATCGCGATATCGATCTCGAAAAATTCGCGACATTCGCTCCGGAGAGCATACCACTGCGATTTCTTGTAATGCTCCCGAAGATCGAGACCGGCTTTCCACGAGTAGAACGCCGCAATGTGTCGCGGCTTTGGCTCACCCATTCCGCCGCAACCCAGATGGTCCGGCTCGACTATTTCACCGATCATATCGATTTTCCCATAATACTCCCGCCACAGCTCTGACGGGTCGATTGGCTCCCAATCGTTTAGCGTCATTTGGGGCAGCTTGCGCCCCGTCTTGCTGCTGGAACTATTGTCCAGCTCCATCGGTTTCCCGCGCCTATGCGCGATCCGCTGCAATTCGGAGCGCCGAAAGCGGCACTCCACCCGTATCACCCGATTGATCCATTCGATCAAACGACCATCCTCCAGCATCGGCTGCGGAAGCCGATGCCCGTCTTTTGTGACCTCCACCCCTTTCAGGTAGAGGCCGATCTGCCACGCCTTAGCCCGCTTGCCAGTAGCGTCACCATAGACGAGAGTAGACTCGTCAGTGCCCTTGAAGCAACCCCTTCCGACATAGGGACGATTGCCCCTCTCGTGGTGCGCTCGCAGGAACAATTTTGCATCCGCCGCCGACCCGACCGCGAGGCTCGCCGTCACGTCCAGGCGGGCGAATTCCGCCTCGCCAAGGAACAGCGTCGGCATCCCTTCGGGCCAGAGAATTGGCTGGATGCGTTGCAGCGAGCGCTCAAGCAGCTCGCGCACCGAGAACGGCCCCCAGAGATTGTGGCCCTGCAAGAACTTCGCCGGGTTACCGGAGATTTCCAAGCGGAACGGATCGATGGCCCGGACGTGAAGGCTCGCGTCATACGAGCCAACCAGCTTGCGCCGCGTGTGCGTCTGCCAGACCAGCTCGCCCTCGGTCGTGTGGCGAAGAACGATATCGCCGGTGATAGGCGCGGGAAGCCGCGCGGGAATTTCGCATTGAACATAATCAATCATCGCAAACGTCATTTAATGCCGCCCTTTTTCAGGACGCGGTCAACGACCTTGCCGGTGATGGCTGCACTCGCAGACTCTTTGAACGCGTCGAGCACCGCACCATGCGCCACGCTATCGGAGTCGCAGAGCAACCGAGCAACGCGCTTGAGCGCTTCCGCGTGTTCGGACGGAACCCAGACCGTGACCTTGCGCTCCCCGGCATCGCGCCGCCGCTTTTCATAGCTGCGCCGCCTATCCGTCTGATCGGCGATAGCCGATTCCAGCGGCGTGAGTTTCTTGCCCGTCATCGCAGAACCATCCTTGCGGCGAACAATATGGCCAGAGCGGCCCAGAACAGCCCTAGGAGCGCATCAAGCATGATTGCGGCCTCCTACCCACCGACCGAGCGAAAACACGCCCCAGACGGCCAGAATGAGCGGCAGAGCGCTCACAATCGATTGCGGGAGGAAATACCGCCAGATCGACACGGTGAGCGTCCAGACCTCCCAGTAGGTTCCGAATTGGCTTGTCACTTCCATGGCCGGTTTCTCCCTGTCGCCAGCGACTGGCTAACACGGTGTCGCCAGAGACGCAAGCCCTGAACGCATAGCGTCACCAGCGACGGCCCACGGTCCAGATATGGGGTCAGATCGAGGACGCGAGATTCCGGAATTCCGGAAAAATGTGCATGGTTATTAGTCATGCACATCCCCTGCGGCAGTGCTGGCGGTCGCGCTCGCAAGCTCGCGCTCCCGGCATCCTGCCTCGCGGAGGTGAAAAACCATGAACGCCCCATCCTGCCGGGAGTTCTGGAAATCGCGCCGCGAGAAGATACCACGACGCCGGGAAGTGGACACCGCATCAGCGCCGACAACGGCCAGCGCGACGGCTTCGCCGACAGGAACGCGGAGCGTCGAGGTTATCGAGCGCGTGGCGAATGTCGGCCCCAGATCGGTGACAGTGCCGACCGACGAGAATTCCTGCACAACGGCAATCAGCGCGTCCCGGCCATCGAGCGCCAGAAGCTCGATATCGAGAGTGTGGCCGGCGTCTCGATAGACCACATCGACGCGCGTCTCGCGATCCGTGACACTGGTTGCCCCGCGAACCGGTATTTGCGAGCCATCGCGCAGGGAAACAGGCTCACCGGGCATGAGCACGGCGGAGAGGGTCGAATTCACCCGAAAGCGGGCCGCTTCGTCGCTGCTCTCGAAGAATGCCGACAGCCACGAAAACGCAATTCCGGTGCCGGTCGAGGTGCCAGCGGTGCCGATCCCGATGGTGTCGGTGCCGAGGCGAAGCCCGATATCGCGATCCTTGATCCGGTTATCGGCGCGCTGGATGACCGTCGCCTCGAATTCCAGCTGGACCGGGCAGACATTGACCGCCTCGAGATAGCGGCGCGCCTCGTGAACAGCATTGGCAGGGCCAGCGAGAAGGAGCGGGACGTTCGGCGTTTCATCGCGGGCAATCTTGATGCCGAAAATGCCCTGGACTTGGTCGACCAGCTCGCGCGAAATCCACCGGCCATCGGAGATTTCGTAAATGTCGGGTTCGCGGAATGGGGAAGGTGAGGGAGGATAGGTTTGCCCGCGAGCGGGCAACGGGGCCGGTCGCTCCGTGCTATGGGGGGCCTCCACGCCCGTCCCCGTGAAAGCCTCCACGAACTGCATATCGTTATCGAGCTGATCGCAGCCCACCTTGAGGCCGTTTCCGATAATCTGCACCGGCAGGCCATT